CGAACATCTCTAATAGGGCGATGGCGTTTGATGCCACAACTGATGCACTGTTGGAAAAGCATGGCATGACCAATGGCGGTATGACCGAACAAGAAGTAACACAGGCTGTTATTTCAACCTTTGGTGCAACAGAAGCACCACAGTGGGCTAAAGAAGCATCTGCACCAGCAGGTGGTTTTCAGGTCCGCATCAAAGGTCAGCAACACGGTCCGATTCCAGCATGGCTACATGCAGAATGTGCCAAGGTTGGCGTAAACGAAGTATGGGACAACCGTGACGGTTTGCAAGCAAACCCTAAGCGACCTTGGTTCAAGGCAGTCTCAGGCGACAAAGCGTTTTGGGAACCACGAGCAAAGCGATAAACAAACATGACACCTGCTCCTGATTACACGGAGCGTTGGGCAAAGATTGGACGGGGCGAGAACATCGCCCCGTCCGATTTGTCTATAACGCCAAAATTTAATTACTTTACGCCACTTGAAAAAGCGGCTGATGATTATGTCCATTGGGCGCAAACACCACACGAACGAGTTTACACAGGCTTCGCTGACATTGATTCAGAGATGCGAGGAATAGCACCAGCAGAACTATGCCTAGTGAACGGCTACTCACATAGCGGTAAAACACTGGCATTGCTACAAATACTTGTAGCGAACAAAGACAAGCGTGTTGTGTACTTCTGTCCCGATGAGCCACGAACGCTGACACTCATAAAGTTGGCTTGCGTAGTCCATGGTGTTGATGCGAACCAGTTGGAACAACAAATTGCCAACAATGACCGTCAAGCCATAAACCTGCTAAAAGATACGGCACGAGAACACTTCCCGAACCTAGCGGTATTTGACCAAACAGTTTCACTGTTGGACATGGAACGCTCGTTGTCCGAAGTATCAGATGCGATTGGTGACCCACAACTCATTGTGGTTGACTACTTGGAACTGTTGACAGGTGCTGGCGAGGATGTTCCATCCAAAGCCAACGCAATCAAAGCGTTCGGTAAACGCCACAACAAGCCTTTGCTTGTGTTGCACCAGTCATCACGGTCATCAGGTGCTGATGGAAAGAAAATGACTATCAGTTCAGGTGCATATGGTGGTGAACAACAAGCGACACACATCATCGGTGTACGCCGTAAACGGTTTGAAATTGAAGGTTACATTCGTGACCTGCAAGGCAAACTGGAGCGTTCCGCCAATACCGAAAAGATTATGGAAAAGATTGAATCACTACAGTACGAGTTGCGTATCCACATGGATACCGTCACACTCAACTTAGTGAAGTGCAAGCGTCCTGCTTCGCAGTTGCTTGACGACATGGATTTCACAATTGAATACGGAACAGGTCGTTTGCATCGGCTTGACACAGGTGTGTTGCCATGGAAAGAAACACGCCCTAGCGTGGACAATCCACTAGAACAATTGACACTCGCAGAAACCTTGGAGGACTGGTGATACCTGACTATCTGACACAGCCATACATAAGTCTGTTTCGTGGCAGAGGTGATGTCTATGGACATGATGAGGGTCGCTGTGTGAAAGAGCAGTTGACAAACGAAGTGTTCCAAAAACATTTCTCAGGTGAAGCACCAATCGGTATTTATCCGATGGTCCCACACGCTGAACAGTTTTATGTTGCATGGGGTTGCGTTGACTTTGACACAGCAGACGCAGACCAAAACGCAGTCAAACTACATGACGCACTAATGGAAGCAGGCATCGTGTCATGGATAGAGAAATCACGGTCCAAAGGATTCCATGTTTGGGTATTCGCTGCACAGGCTGTCCTTGCTGAAGATATGCGTAACATGCTGATAGTTGCATCCCATGTTGCAGAAACACCAACCACAGAAGTAAACCCAAAACAAACCACATTGAAAGCAGGACAATATGGCAATTATGTTAGGTTACCGTATCCGAATATGGCTGACAGGTCAACAGACCGTCAGCGAATATTCCACAGAAACTATGTTGAATCAGGTGACTTCAAAAACCCGATGGACTTCAGCGATTTCGTTAGCACGGCTATGTCGCTTCGTACCTCGCAAGAAACGATTAAACGCATCGCATCCATGTATCAGCCACCCAAGCAAGCAACGGTTGTCGTAAATGATTATGTTTATGACGCAACTCTTAGTGAGGCTATGCAGATACTTAGCCCGTTGGGTAAAGTCATTTGGCGTGACGGACCGCTAGCAGGCAAAGACCGTTCATCCACGCTGGCTAAGTTGGGTCACGAAACTGTTCGCAGTGGACTGAACCCAAGCCAAACCAAAATTGTGTTGATGACAGCAGACAAACGGTGGGGCAAATATCATTTGCGCCACGATGGTGAACTAGAAATAGACAAACTAGTAGTCAGGGTACATTCGTGAAAATTATAACTTTAGAACCTTGGGAATATGAACACGCCTGCAATGTTGGAATCCGTAGATACACAGTAAACTGGAGTAAAGCAGATGCGGCTCATTATGCAAACAAATCAATGCAAGAAGATAATCGCACTGCACAAGTTGCCGCCGCAGTATGTGAACTAGCAGTAGCAAAACATTGCAACACATATTGGTCTGGTCATGTCTGGCATGCCAGCGAACATAACAAATATAAACATATTCCTGATGTTGGAAAAAATATTGAAGTAAAAAGACTACGAACAAGAACAACTGCACCAGTACGCAGACACCAACTAGGAATGAATTTAATACTTTTTGTAGCAAAACCAATCATGCCCGAATTAAAGGAAGTTGAAATATATGGATATATTTCTTACGACCAAGCATGGGAACTTGGAACACCATCAGATTATGACCCTCAAAACACACGCTTAATTAGTCAACAATATTTAACGGAGCATACAGGATGACAACAATTCTCGCAATCCAAGGTGACGACTACTGTGCAATCGGTTCCGACTCACAATGGACAGACGACTACAACCGTGTAGGACGCATGAACCAACCCAAAGTAGTTGTCGTAGGCAAATACCTGATTGGTGTAGCAGGAGACACCCGTGGTGCAAATGTAATTCAACATGCGTTTACCCCACCAGTACTCCCACCCAAATTACTTGGCGCAAAACTAGTTAAGTTTATGGTGTCCCAATTTGTCCCTGCTTTCAAAGAGTGTTTAGAGTCACATGGCGCAGGCAGACCACAATACGATGACCAGCCAGCCAAATCAGCAAACGAGATACTCGTTTGCGCTAACGGCACAGTGTTTCAAATTGATGAAGATTACGGAACCGAAACCGACACATGCAACCTGTATGCAATCGGGTCAGGCGCACACTTCGGTTTAGGCGCATTACAGGCTTACACAAACGGGAAGCGTGTCGTACAAACAAATGCTAAACAGTTGTTGCTGAAATCGTTAACAGTTTCTGCAAAGTTTGATAGCGGTTCAGGCGCACCATTCCACACCTTTATACAGACTGTGAAACCATAATGGCAGCAAAGCGTAAAAACAAAAAGAAACCACACACCGTTTTCTTTCCAATCAAACCAATTCCGAAAGGACGACCACGCATGACACGCTATGGTCGTGTTTTTACGCCTAAAACCACATTGGAAGCAGAAGCATACATCGCACAAATATATGACGGACCCAAATATGAAGGCACGGTAAAAGTTGAATGTGTGTTCACACCAGCAGGGACAACCGTGACCATAACTCCCATAGATGGTGAACAATCAAAACTTCGTGGTGACCTAGATAACTATGTGAAACTATTGATGGACGGTCTTAATGGTGTTGCATGGTTGGACGACAAACAGGTGACTGTTATTCAGGCGGGAAAACAGTGAGCAAAAACCAATCGGATTACGATATTGCGGCACGCAAGTTTGACTTTCATACCGACCTAAAGTTCGGTAAAAAAGGTGAAAAACTTGTAGAGGATTTCTTGGATGCAATGTCCGATGGTTCTTTTGAAGTTAAAACAGACCGATACCGCAACGGACGGATGGTCTTAGAGATGACTCATAATCCACGCAAGAAACTGGATGATGAGGGAAAACCGTTATGGACAGCCTCAGGGCTTGCTGTAACAAAAGCAAAATGGTGGGTATATGTTTATACCTTGGATGGCTCCTTTGTGATAGTTAGCACGGACAGAATCAAACGATACTTAAAAGCCAACAAGGAGAGATTTAATCCCAAGAAATACCATTCTTTCGCATGGTCCTCCAGCAACCCGTCAAAAGGATATTTGCTGGAACCTGAAGATGTTATGGACATGATGATTAACACGGAATACGATGAAGTACGAACCAACCAGTAAAACTGGTAAAACCGAAATAGAATTATTGATGCAACCGTTTTCGGTTGCACATGATGAAACCGATTGGGAACTAATTGAACTCATACAAGAATCATTGTCCACGCTAAGTCAAGCAGACCAAGATGCGTTACATGGCATATACTATTTGCGACAAACATATCAAGACCTTGCGAGCGACCTTGGCATCAAAGCCAAGTCGCATGCGTGGAGAAAAGTTGATTCAGCGTTAAAAAATTTGCACAAAGCATTATTGGAAAACGAAAAATTCGTTGAAAAAATGGGAGAAAAATATGACATCTAAATATGGTGAAACAGGAACAAGATACGAGATTGGTGAGGGAGAAATTTTTGTTGACGAAAAATTTATTATCTCAACACTCATGGCATTAATATTTGCTATTTCACAATCCGATAAAGAACAAGCCGAAAAAATTGAATATCTAGCAGGGAAATTATATGACGAAATCAAAGAAGTTGAATCTGACGACACTGAACGAACAACTGACACTCCTGCATGAGGAACTAGTACAGGCTGGCGCACCAAAAACAGCAATCAGACGGGTTGAGGACATCTCCGTGTCTGTTGCATGGCTAAATAAACATGCCAAAAAATCATAACTCAGACTTCAACCCAGACGACATGTCTGAACTTGAAGGCATATTTGCTCAAATGATAGAAGATAACGAAACAGGTTTCGTTATGGAATTCATAATAAGCAAACTTGCTGCCAAAGAACTAGTTGAACTATGGCTAGAAGCATGCCTCGGTGACGGTCCAGCACTAGCGTTATCTCTGCGAGAGTACGGAAAAATTATGGCAGAATTAGCGGAGGCGTTATCTTTGGAGCCTTAGCAGATTTCTTTTCAACCTTAGGCAACTCTTTAGTTGGTGTCATACGACCAGCCTCAACCTCATTGGACAGCCAGTCACAAATCGTAACAGCGTTACCTACAGCCTGAGATTCCTGCTGGTCAGGACCAACATACCTGATAGGAATACCAAACCAGTTAGCAATGTTGCCCAACATGCGCTCCTTGTATGAGCCTTTACCGCCAGTGAAACCACC